GTCGCCGAGGAAGACCCCGGAAAAGCGCTTGACCTGGTCGCCAAGCTGGCTGAGTACGCCTCGCCTAAGCTGGCGCGGACCGAGGTTTCGGGGATGGACGGCCAGCCCCTGCAGATTCAGGTGGTGAAGTTCGGTGGTGACAATTCCCAATGACTGGCAGCCCCTCGCCCACCAGCTGCAGCTGGTAAGGGCGTTTGAGGGCGGCACGAAGCGCATGGTGGCCTGTTGGCACCGCCGGGCAGGCAAGGACAGCACCGCGCTGAACCTGACCGCCACGGCCGCCATGCAGAGGGTGGGCGTGTACTGGCACATGGCGCCAACCCAGCGGCAGGTCCGCAAGATTGTCTGGGACAACATCGACGGCCAAGGCCGGCGCATCATCGACCAGGTGTGGCCAAAGGACATCCGCACCAAGGCCAACGACCAAGAGATGAAAATCGAACTGGTCAACGGTAGCATCTGGCAGTGCGTGGGGTCCGACAGCTACGACGCGCTGGTCGGTTCCAACCCAGTCGGCGTGGTGTTCAGCGAGTTCAGCCTCGCAGATCCAACCGCATGGGACTACGTTCGGCCAATCCTCGCGCAAAACGGTGGCTGGGCGCTGTTCATCTACACCCCGCGCGGCAAGAACCACGGCTACACCCTGCGGAACATGGCGCAGGGAAATCCGGACTGGTTCTGCCAGACCCTGAACGTCGAGCAGACGGCCGTCATATCCCCCGAGATAGTCGCGCAGGAGCGGGCTGCCGGCATGTCCGAGGCGATGATTCAGCAGGAGTTCTACTGCAGCTTCGAGTCGCCGAACGAGGGCGCCTACTACGGTAAGCAGATGTCCGCGGCATGGAACGAGGGGCGCATCACACGGGTGGCGCCGGAGCCGGGCATCGATGTCGAGACATGGTGGGACCTCGGCATGAACGACTCGATGGCCATCTGGTTTGTCCAGCCCGTGGGCCGCGAGCTGCGCGTCCTGCACTACTACGAGAACAACAGCGAGGGACTGGCGCACTACGCGAACTACTGCAAGGACTGGGCGGTAAGCAAGGACCTGCGCTATCGCCGGCACGTCATGCCGCACGACATCGAAGTGCGCGAGCTGGGCACCGGCAAGTCACGCCGCGAGGTGGCCATGTCGCTCGGCCTGAAGCCGCTGTTCACGGCGCCACGCCTGGACGTGGAGGACGGGCGCGAGGCGGTGCGCCGGCTACTGGCTCGGTGCTGGTTCGACGAGCGGGGATGCGAGAAGGGCGTCAGCGCCCTGACCGAGTACCGCAAGGACTACGACGAGCGGCTTAAGGTCTACCGCGACAGCCACCGGCACGACTGGGCCAGCCACGGGGCCGACGCCTTCCGCACTGGTGCTATCGCGTTCCGTGAGCAGGACAAGGCAGGCGGGCAGGCCGGAACCATTCAGCTGCAGAAATCGCGGTTCTCGGTGTTCTCGTGACCGAGGATGAGCTGATTCAGCGGGTCGATGATGCTTGGCCGCGGCAGCTGTTCTACGTCGTGTTCGCCGATGGTGGCCGACCGCAGTGGTGGGACCGCTGGCTGAAGCCGGGATTCCGTCACGTCTACGTCCTGATCTGGGACGGGGCCTGTTGGTTATTGGTTGACCCGCAGCTTTCGCACGTCCGTGTGACAATCTTGGACCAATTCGAGCCTGAGCCCCCGACCGTGTGGCTGCGCGTTCCCGGCGCCACCATCATCGAGGCCCGGCCCGAGGTGGTCGAAGGCAGGGTGAGGCATCCTTGGATTTTCGGTTTGCTCACCTGCGTCGAGGGCGTCAAGGCCGTACTCGGCATTAGGCGACCATGGATTCTGACGCCGTGGCAACTCGCGCGGCACTTGAGGAGACAGCAATGGGTTTCATGAAGGCCAAGCCACCGAAGCAGACTCCGGAAGAACTCGCCCTGGTGCGGGCGCAGACCGCCGAGTTGTCCCGCACTTCGGACCAGCTGAACGAACAGCGCCGGCGCATCATCCGCGCCCAGACCGGCGGCCGTGGGTCGCTGCTGTCTGGCGGTGAACGCGGCGTCCGTGCCGGCGAGACTCGCTCGACCCGCGGTTCAGGTGGCGGTGCCACTGGTGGCCGCACCATGAGCGGCGTCGGTGCTGGCCGTGCTGGCGCTGCCGGGTACTCTCCGGGCGCTGGCTCGTCCATGTTCGCTGGCTTCGGTGGCGCGAACCGCGGTACTGGCGGCGACACGGCTAACCGCTGATGCCCGGCTACTCCTTGCCTGACCGTCTTGGCGACCTGAGCTCGCTGCTCAAGCGCTACGATGCGGCCGTTGCCCGCCGAGACCAGTTCCGCACCCTCTTGCAGGAGTGCTACGACTACGTGCTGCCAGACCGTGAGCTGTTCCGCAGCCACTCGCCGGGCGAGAAGCGGGGCAAGGAGATCTACGACTCGACGGCCACGATAGGCGTCAACGAGTTTGCCTCGCGCATGCAGGCCAGCATCTGCCCACCGTGGCGGCAGTGGTCGAAGTTCGTGCCGGGTCCCGGTCTGCCGAAGGAGCAGCGCGACAGCGACGAACTGCTGCAGTACCTCGACGAACAGACCGACCTGTTCTTCAGCTACATCAACCACTCGAACTTCGCCATCCGCAGCCACGAGGCGTTCCTCGACCTATCGGTTGGCACTGGTGCACTGACGCTGGAGCTGGACGAGCAGGGCAAGGGATTCAGTTTCGAGTCTATCCCGCCGGCCCATCTGGCCATCGAGGAAGGCCCGAGCGGCATCATTGAGACCACGTTCACGGACCGCAAGTGTCAGGTCTCGCACCTGCCCCGCCTGTATCCCGGCGTCAGCCTGCCCGATGCGTGGGAGAAGGCGCTCAAGGACAACCCCATCATGGAGGTGTCCTACGTCAACGCGGTGATTTACGAGCCCATTAGCCGCGAGTACTTCCTGATTGCCCTGGCTAAGTCCCCGCAGCACGTTCTGTACATCCGCGCCTTGGGCGATACCAGTCCGGTCATCGTGTTCCGCTGGTCCGTCATCCCCGGCGAGACATGGGGCCGCGGCCCGGTCATGGCGGCGTTGCAGGACATTCGGACGCTGAACAAGGTGGTCGAGTTCAACCTGACGGCGGCGGCGATGAACCTCGCCCCACCGCTGACTGGTGTATCGGACGGGGTCCTGAACCCGTACACCGTCCAGATCATGCCGAACACCATCATCCCGGTGATGAGCAATGACCAGGCTAATCCATCATTGCGGCCGTTGATGACTGAAATCCGGCCTGACCTCGCTCAGTTCATCCTCTCTGACCTGCGCCAGCAAGTCAGGACCTCGCTGTTTGCGGACCCGCGCCGACGCGAAGGCGCCATCCAGTCAGCCACCGAGGTGATGATTGAGGACCGCGACTTCGTGCAACGCATTGGCTCCGCGTTCGGGCGCCTGCAGACCGAGTTCCTCGAGCGTGTCATTAACCGCGGCGTGGCCCTGCTGCGCGGCATTGGCAAGATGGCGCCGTTCAAGGTGGATGGGCGCGAGGTAACGCTCAAGCACCTGTCCCCGCTGGCGCGTGCTCAAGACAACGAGGAGCTGATGTCATTGCGCACCGCCCTCGAAATGACCATTCCATTCGGCCCGCAAGCGGTGCAGATGTCGTTCCGCACCGAGTCGGTCGGCGAGTACATCGGCAAGCGTGCCGGCGTGGATTCATCGCTGCTGCGCACTGACGCAGAGCGCGAGCAGATAATGCAACAGGTGGCGCAGGCTGCGGCCATGCAACAGGGGATGCCAACGGCATGACTGAAACGGTGAGGGAAGCGGTGTCCCGCAAGCTGACTGGGGTCGGCGGGTGGGAATCACTGGAGCTGGTGCCCAACAAGGAAACCCAGCGAGAGCAATGGGCGGCTATGTACGCCATTGCCAAGCTCACGGCTGACGTGTTTACCACCGAGCGTGGACGCGAGCTGCTCGAGCACCTTACCCGAACCTTCGTGGCGCGGCCCATTGTCCTGCCCGCTGACACCCAATTTGCGGCCGGCATCCGACAGGGGCAGGCTGACGTGGTGCTGCAAATCCTGCAGCAAATTGAAATTGCACGGAGAGGGAACCCATGAGCGAAGAAACCAGCACAGCACAGCCAGCGGCCGCCGAGGCTGCTGACCCCACCGCCGCGCCTGCCGGCGGTAATCCGACGGGGTCTTCCCCCTCACCAGCGCCGTCGGAAGCAGGCACTCCCGGCCTCTCGTTCACCTATCAGGATGCCGCCCTCGAGCAGGTGTTCGGCAAGGTAGGCGCCGACGGCCGTCCCGAGAACGTCAATGCCAAGTACTGGGACGCGGACAAGAAGGCCATCAAGGCTGACGTGGTCCTGAACCAGCTGCGCTGGGCCGAGTCGAAGATTGGCAAGAAGATTGATTCCATCGGCGCACCCGAGCAGTACGAGCTGCAGCCCACAGAGAAGCTGTCGGCTGAGGTACTGCAGGGGTTTGCCGAGGACCCGCGCCTGTCTGCCGTGTTCGAGAAGGCGAAGGCGCTAGATCTGTCTGGCTCTGCCATGCAGGAACTGGTCGGCGCGTTCCTCGAGCAGGACATGGCGGCCAGTGATGAAATCATGCAGGCCGAGATTAAGTCGCTCGGCGAGAACGCCCCGCAGCGGCTGAAGGACCTGTCCGATTGGCTCGATGCCTCGGTTGAGCCGGTCCACCGTCAGGCGCTGAAGGACCTCTGCACCAGTGCTGCGGCCGTCGAGGCCGTCGAGTCATTGATGCGGGCTGCCCAACCGCCGAAGTTTAACCAGGCTAACGCCCAGCAGGCGCCCATCGGCCCGAGCCGCGAGGACTGGGAGAAGATGTACTTTGCCCGCGATGACCGCGGCCAGCGATTGGTGCAGACTGACCCTGCCTATGCCAAGCGCGTCGAGCAGCTGCGCGACAAGGTGTTCGGCACCGAGCGCCGTGATTCCAACGGCCGCCGAATCGCGTAGTTATTGACGAGCAATTCCTCGATGGTGCGGGTGGCGGTACTGTCACGCCATCCGGCCATCGGAATTACCGCGCAAGCGGCCCGAGAAATGGCAGGAACCATCGGCGTGATGGAGTCGCGCAAGTCCTGGCCCACATCGTGGATCTACCGGGGCGATTAGTCGGTGGCACGTCGCCACCATCTTTCGTCTTCTAGGAGTAGGTCACAATGTCCATCTATCTGACCGATGCCGCCCAGCAGGAATTTGCTGCTGAGGTCAAGCATCAGTTTCAGGGTGCCGCCATCCTGAACAACTCGACCCGCGTTCGTCGCAACGTGGTCGGTTCCACCGTCAACTTCCGTCGCTTGGGTACTGGCATTGCCAAGACCAAGGCGATCCAAGACAACGTGAACCCGATGGGTATCACGCACACGAACGTGGCTTGCACGCTCGGCAACTGGCACGCCGCTGACTACAGCGACATCTTCGCCCAGGCCGAAGTCAACTACGACGAAAAGGTCGAGCTGGCCAAGAGCATCGCGCTCGCCATGGGCCGCCGTTCGGACCAGATCATCATCGACGCCATCGGCACGGGCGCTTCGGCGAACGTCGCCGCGGTCCCGACCTCGGTCGGCGGTGCTGGCACGGGCCTGAACCTCGACAAGGTGCTTCGTTTGTCGAAGCTGCTCACGGACAACGGCGTGCCGAACGACGGCAAGCGTCACCTTCTGGTGAACGGCCGCGGTCTCGAGCAGGCTCTCCTCCTGTCGCAGTTCAGCTCGGCTGACTACAACGCCATCCGCGCGTTGATGGCCGGCGAGATCGACAGCTTCATCGGCTTCAAGTGGCACATCATCGACAACCGCACGGCAACAGGTCAGGAAGGCGGTCTCGGACTCGCCTCTGCTGGCGTCCGTCAGGGCTGGGCGTGGCACGAAGAGTCGGTTGGTTTCGGTGTCGGCATCGACATGAAGACCGAAATCAACTACATCGCCGAGAAGACCAGCTACCTGGTCAACGGTGTGTTCAAGGCTGGCGCCTGCGTCATTGACGTCAAGGGTGTCCAGGGCGTTCAGTACACGGAATAAGGAGAAACCATCATGGCTTTCAATCGAGACGGTCTTTACTTGGTGACTCCTGCCCTTCCGGCTGGTCAGCGCAGCTGGCGTTACACAACGCTGGACGGCCTGACCACGGTGGACACTGCGTCCTACTTCGACTCGGCTGCCCGCGAGCTGGCCATCGGCGACGACATCACTGTCGTGGTCGTGACCGGTACGGTCAAGACGCCGACGGGCTACTCGGCTGCTGGCCGTGGCGTGGTCAACGCGAACGCTTCGGGCGTCGTGGACACCACGGACTTCACGGCCTTCGGCACCGCCGACACCGACTAAAATCGGTTTCCTGCAACTCGTCGGAGAGGCGCAGGCGTTTAGCGGCAGGTGGATTTAACCCCATCTGCCGCTCTTTTAAGGAGCAAGCATGGCCACTCGTACGGCTTCGTTCGACAACTCCACGGTTCAGGCCATGGTTGTTACCTGGTCAGGCCTGCTGAACGGAGACGATGGCTCGTCCGTCGAACTCCCCGACTGGGCCGACCGCTGCGTGCAAGTGACTGGCACGTTCGGCGCGTCCGGCAACATGCGTTTTCAGGGCAGCATCGACGGCACCAACTGGGCGCCGCTGACTGACCCGCAAGGGAACGCCATCAACCTGACGGCCGCAGGGCTCGAGCAGGTCACAGAAATCACCCGTTACGTTCGCCCGCTGATCACGGCAGGCGATGGCACCACCACGCTTGTGGTGTCGATGTACGCTCGGAGGAACCGCTGATGGATATCAATGAGGCGGTGAACGAGGCCGGGAAGTTCACCCGGTTCGTCAAGGCTTTTGAGAAGCTGCAGGAAACTGCTGAGGCACTGCAGAGCGCCGCCCAGGCAGTGAACGAGCGTGAGGCCGCCAAGGCGGTTCTGGACGCGCAGCTGGCCTCCAAGCGCGAGGAACTGGCACAGGTTGGTGTCGAGCTGGAACTGGTGCGCGAGGCCGTCAAGGGCGCTCAGGCACAGGCTGCCAGCGCACTGGCTGATGCCAAGGCCAAGGCAGATGAGGCCGTGGCCACCGCCGTGGCTGTAGTCGAGATTGCTGCGGTCGACAAGGCGCAAGTCGAGTCGGACATCAAGGCTGCCAAGCGCGAGCTGGCTGCTCTGTCCAAGGAACTGGACGATGCCAAGGCGACCATCGCCAAGGCTGGCGCCACCAAGGCCGCGCTTGCGGCACTGGGTTAATCCATGGCCGTCACCTACACGACGGCCGTGAAGAACGCCAGGTTGAATGCCGTCACGACGGCCATCGGCACCACGGGCGTCCTCGAGATTGGCACCACCGGCATGGGCACGGTGCTGGCCACGATTCCCCTGGCAAACCCTGCCGCCGGCGCTGCCGCCAGTGGCGTTCTCACATTCACAATGCCGCAGTCCGATACCTCTGCCGATGCCACTGGAACCGCAGCTGCTGCGCGTATTCGCACGGCTTCGGGCGGCACGGACATCGTGACTGGCCTGTCGGTGGGCACCTCGGGCTCTGACATCAACCTGAACTCGACCAGCATCACCTCTGGCGGTACAGTGACCATCACTTCGGCCGCCATCACGCACGCCGCTTAATATGGCAGACACCAGCATTGCCAACCTGACGGCGGCCTCGACCCTGACGGGGACCGAGGAAATTCCGCTGTCCGATGGGTCTGGCACGACCAAGGCCTGCACGGCGCAGCAGATCAAGGACTTCGTCGAAGTCGCGCCGGTGTTTGCCGCTGGCTCGGCAACCGCTGGCTCATGGCCCAAGCTAACCTCGGGCACGCTGCAGACCACGCCCGATGCCGGGTCCATCGAGATGGACGCCAATGCCATTTACATGACCCACGACGCGGGCAACCGTGGCGCGGTCGATATCGTTCACTACATTCGGGCGGCGACATCTCGCACATTGAGCAACGTCGCCACCGAGCAGGCTATATTCAACAGCCCGACGAATGGACGCATCACCCTCGAAGTCGGCCTGTACTTCTTCGAGGGGATGCTCTATCTGACGGGCATGTCTGGCACCAGCGGCAACGCTGCGTTCGACATCGTTGGCGCCGGCACGGTGGTGGCTGCTGACTGGCTTTGGCATGCGGTCGGCATCGACAACACGACGCCCACCGCTGCAGCAACGCAGACTGGCACGTTCTCCATCACCCAGCAGAGCGCGGCCTCGATGGTCACGGCTGGCACCGGCACCGGCATGGGCGTTCAGTTGCGGGGTACGTTTGAGATAACCACGGCAGGCACGCTCATCCCGTCCGTCACCCTGGTCAACGCTGCCGCAGCAACGGTAGCCGCTGGCAGCTATGTGATGCTGCGCCGCTTGGGTGCCGCCAACTACACCAGCGTCGGCCAGTGGGACTGACGGTGTGGCGTCATTCCTCCTTCTCGACGACAACACCAGCAAGTTGCTGCTGGATGACGGTGTCAGTCGCCTTCTTCTAGACGAACTCGTCATCAGCGGCACGCTGGCCGCTACCGAATCCGGTTCAGACACAGCTGCTATCAGCGGCACTGTCCGCCCAGTTGGCACGCTGGCCGCCAGCGAAACAGGTCCCGATACCTTTGCCTCGACTGGCACCGCATCGCCTCCGGTATCTGGTTCGATGGCTGCATCCGAGACTGGTGCGGATACCTTCGCCTCCACCGGTACGTCGGGCGCGGTGACTGCTGCTGACCAGATCCTGCTGCCCATCATCGCCCGCAGGCGAGGCCGTCGGTAGTTATCGCGGCCGCATTGCCTCGGGCGGCATCCTGCCGCATCTTGCAGGCTGCGGCTCACATCAGGAGTCCCCGTGGCCAATCAGAAGATATCTGCCCTTTCCAGCGGCAACCCTGCTGCCAGCTCTGACGAGTTGGTCATCGCCCGTTCTGGCGCCAACTACAAGGTGACGGCCGCATCGCTGGCCGCCTTGCGGCTTCCGGCTGGCAGCGCTGGGCAGTTGCAGTACAACAATGCTGGCGCCTTGGGTGGCACGTCCACCATCAGCGGCGGCACGGCCGTCAGGTTGAGCGGCACCCAAGGCGATGTCCGCGTGGATGGTGCGGCGGACGTGTTGGATATCGCCGTGCCGGTGACATTTGCCGCCAACACGCGCTTGC